TGATGCGTTCGGTTTCGACCTCGCCCCTCTCCTGCTTCGCGAGAAGGAATTCAAGGATTCAGTTCTTGAAATAGAGGCGCGCAAGGAAATGCAATCGCGCCAGCTCGACGACATCACCATCTGCCGACGTCAGGTCCAGGAATTCCTTCGCGCCTTCGGAGAGCTCGACGCCTCGATCGATATGTCAACATTACAGAGCGCCTTCGACCAAATGGTGGAGCGAACACCACGCCGGTCGCTCAATCGCTTCCCTGGCCCTCTCCTGGCCGAATGGAGCGCACTCCTGAAGGTCACTGAGCATCAATATCATACCGCCTTTGCCGGCAATGATTGCCGTCACAAAGAAAACAACAACGATATACCTGAGCAGTCTTGTTCAAACGGCCAAGGAGAAATGGTTAGGGGCGAAACGGTGAGCCTGCCCGATCTGATAGCTGCCTGCCCGGACGCGATAGAGCAAGCCGGAGCTGTGCGCAGGGAAGGCGACCTCATTCAGGCTGCTAGCGTGCTGCGCGGCGTCTACGGGACGCACCGGACTGCCTGGGAGGAAGCCTGCGACGATCTGGGTCGGCCGCGCGCCGCGGTTCTGTTCTTCTACCTGCTTCAGCTCTACGAGGACGATCAGCGCGGCCGACGAACGATCAACAATTTTGGCGGGCTCTTCAGGAGCTGGGCGCGAAAAGTGGCAGCCGGCGAGGTCGATCTGACAAAGGAGATCCACGCCATGCGGCGCAAGCGAGTGCACTAAAAAAAAGGGCGCTCGATGAGGAGCGCCCAAGTTACAAAGGAGATTACAATGACGAACGGAGAGACGTCGTTGTGCTTATAGAATAGTCAGCTTTCGATCGGCTTTTCGATTTTATTTCGCTTGGATCGCGAAACAACGAAGCAGTCACGATAAGTCGACCAGACCCAGAGCACGCCCTTGCCGTCGATGAAGGACGCAGGGATCATGCCGCTTCTCTCAGCACCTCGCCTGCTTTGTCGTCGCGGAATCGAACGGCTCGCGGGTGACGGAGTGAGCCGTCGGGCGTGACCTCATTGAACTCGATTTCGAGCATGCGGCCGAGGAACTTGAAGCCGCGATCGTGGATCTGATCGGCCGGCAGCGAGTAGCCTGGTTTGAAGCCAACCTTCGGATCGATACCGAGGATCGCAGCGTCGTGGCACCAGTCTTCCCAGAGCTCATCGCGCTGGTCGGACGACCATCCACCACCGATGCGCACATTGACGCCCTTGTGGTCGACGATCGCGCCGCCCAGGCGGTCTTCGTTCTCGGCGTTCTCCTCGCCGTTGAAGAAGCCGTTGATGAAGAGGTCGATCGTCTCCTCCGGCTTGATCTTCAGCCAGGTGTGCGACTTCTTCTTCTCGTAGGCGCCGTCATAGGTCTTCACCATCGCGCCTTCGAGGCACTTGAGCTTGCCGGTCGCCTTGTCGATCGTCTCCTTGTTGAGCTCCGCTTCGCGATCCTTGTCGCCACGGGCCAGATAGTTGGCGATCGTCTGGTTGATCAGCTTCTCGTAGATCGCCTCGATCTCTTCGTGGCTGTTGGCCTCATAGAGGTCGGTGATGTAGACGGGCGCATGCGTGACCGCCCTCACCTCACTGACGAAGGTTTGAAGCAGACTGCGCCGCGTCTCCCAAGGCACCTGGTAGGGCAAGTTGCCGATGAAGCCGGAATATGGCAGCAGATCGAACGCATGCAGCTCGGCGTCGTAAACCTGACCGTTCTTGCGCTTGACCGCGCCCATGTTCGCAAACAGCCCGTTGAGAGCCTCGCCGTCGAGCGTGAAGGTCGGATCGTCATTGTTGCCGTCGAAGAGCACCGTGGCCAGATCACGATAATGATCATCAACGTCGCCGTTGCGCGCACCATCGCGAATGTGTCGCGCTGCCTCGAGCAGCGGCTCTGCCAGTTCCTGGAACGCCGGAATAGCCTTGCCTGACCGCGTGAAGAAGGCGCCCTTCCCCTCGGTCGCAATGAACGTGCATCGATAGCCGTCGAGCTTCGGCTCGACCGGAACCGGGAACTTCTTGACCCGCCCCTCTTCATAGGGATGAGCGCGCATGACGCCGAACGATGGCAGGAAGCCTGGCAGCACTGCCTCGATAGAAGTTGCTGCAATACCAGCCTTCAAGTCCTTGTTAAGCATCAAGAAAAGGATTTCGCGGGCTGGCTCTTCGAGAATAGCGAAGATGGTTTCGATCGCGTCTTTGGCAGAATTGCCGGACAGCTTGCGGGTCGCCAGGTCGTCGAGGAGTGAGCCCACGGTCGGATGATCGATACGGATGTAGAAATCGCCCTTCTCCATGGGCGGCATCTTCTTCAGCGTCACGCCGTAGGTGACGAACGGGTCGTAGGTCCATTTGAGAATGAACTTGCCGAGGTCGTCGGCGAGCAGCTTCTCAAGGCCTGCCTGTTTGTCCAGGCGTCCGGGCGAATTAGCGATATCGCTAATCAGCGAAAGGGCTTCAGATGCGTTCAAGGGTGTTCTCCTATGCTGCGATGTTGAGGGCAGCGGCCATATCGCCGGTCTTTGCTGCCTGATTGAGGGTATCGTTCTTCTTGGCGACGACGGTGCGCTGGCGCGGTGTCGTGTCGTCGGTCTCGTCACGAAGGGTCGTCGAGACCTTCTTCGGCGCGATGAACTGGGATTTGCCTGGCGCCGTCTTGAGCTGCGCCTGGATGCGCTCCTTTGCGCTGTAGAGCAGGTCGCGCTCGTTTGGCGTCAGACTGAACCGCTCGACCTCGCGGGCGATCGGAACGGTGTTGACGATGCGCTCAAGCACATCGGCGTGCAGCTTGCCCTGCTTTGGCTCCTTCGAGCCGTAGTCGTCAGAGACCTCGCCCTTACCGTAGCTGATGTTCTTGACGATCTGGGCAGCCGGACACATCGAGCAGTTCATGGCGGCCTGACAGCCCTGGCGCTTTTCGACGTGCTTGCCCATCCAGACGGCTTCGCGCAGCATCGTGCATGCGGCCATCTTGGTGTTGGCGTTGAAGACTGGGCAGGTGAAGGTGAACTGGTTGTCGGCTGCGAGCGTGAGGTAGTGCGCCATCAGAATCTCCCGAAGTTTTTGTGGACGGTTGTTTCGGCGTGCGCGACATCGGCGTGCGGCCCGAAACGTTTGCGATAGGCTCGACGGATGACCACACGACAGCGGCATTCGGCGACGGTCTTGAGCGAGAACTCCTGCCAGAGCGCCGGCATGTCGTTGCGCGGGCTGATCTCGTCTACGAGAGCATCCTTGGCCTTCTGCCAGCTATCGAGACGCATCTTGCTGATCCGTCGCAGGAGATCGCCGGAGAACTCGAGTGTCTCCATCAGAACCGACCGAACATCGGGTTTGACGCGTAGGTCTTGACCGCTTCTTCCTGCTCGATCTCTTTCTCGGCAAGTTTCGCGGCTCTGATCTCCGCTTCCGAGAAGACCTTAGGCGCCGTGGGGATGAACTTGCCGTCCTCTTCGAAGCGCGGCGGGTTGAGCTCTTCCTTGCGGCCGGTCACCTTCATGCCCGGAACGATATGTTGCAGCGCCGGACCCGGGATCATCGGCCAGACCGAAGGACCGAACGCCATGCGCAGCTCGGGCTCGGAGTTGACCTGCCTCATGTTGGTGTTCTTGGTCTCGTAGCCCTTGCCGATCTTTGACTGAACGAGCTTATCGAACTCGGATTCGGCTTTCTTCTGGATCGCGAACCTATCGATCTTCATATCGCCAAGCTGGCCGATCTTGCCCCAGCGGCGCACGATGATGGCCGAGCCATTCGCTGCGACGACCAGGCTGACGTTGTAGTGCTTGTTTGAACGATTACCGTCCGAATATTCGAGCGAATAATGCGCGAAATCAAGGGGATAACTCATTGCGTTGCTCTCGTTGTTGTCTGTGAAAATGATATAGCGCGTTTTGCGCAGGGTTGTAAGTAAATATTGATTGAGCAGTCAAGATCCCTTTGCAGCTTTTTCTGCCGCTGCGAACGGGTTTCTAAGACGCCATTTGACGTCGATCGCCGGCGTCCAGAGGGTTGCGGCGTAGTAAGCCGCACGCACGACCTCGGCGATGACTTCGTTTGGGTCTTTCTTGTAGGGCAGCAGTGCGATGCGCACCTTGAGCCCGATTGACGTCAGGAGCTTGGCAGCGTCCAACGCTGCGATCGTCGCCTTGGGTTCCCCGTCCCACATGATCGTGACCGTCTTCACGCCCTGGCGCTTCAGTTGCAGGAAGCGGCCGAGCTGGTCGTCGCCGCTCGATGAGCCATAGGACAGATGCTTGCCGAAGGAGCCGACAGCGACGATCCGGCGCAGATCGACTTCCTCGTCAAACGCGATCTTGATAGCCGCGACGTCGAAGAAGCCTTCACCCATGACGACTTCGTCGGTGAGCTGAACGTTCTGACCGTTCAAGAGGAACTTGCCGGTGCCTGGCAGGCCTTTCGGGAAGAGGTATTTGCGCTCGACCAGGGCAGCCGCCTCGCCTGTCGTCAGATCGCGGCCCTGGAACGTCTTCAGGGTGCCGTCGAGGTCGAAGACTGGGATGATGACGCGGTTGGAGAACCACTGCTGCTGCAGAACGCCCTCGTCGTCTCTGAACGGCCATGAGCCATACTGGCAGTAGCGCAGCCCGAAATACTTGGCGTAGTCGCCGGTGATGCCGCGGTCCTCGAGATAGACCAGGTTCTCGCCGTCTTCCGTCGGCATGGGCGTCGAGAAGGGCAGCTTTACTTCGCCGTGGTCGACAGCGACCGTGGCCATGCGCTTGGGGCGCCAGCCCTGCTCCTTCATGATCTCCTTGCACTTTTCGATCGTCTCGCGCCAGTTGTCATAGCCGAAGTGCAGCTTGACGAACTTGCCCTTGGAGAAGGTCTGGTTGCAGACGAAGCAGTTCCCCTGCCCCGTGTCGGCATTGAGGTAGACGCGCGATCGGCCGTCACCACAGTCCGGACAATACTTGGCGTTGATCTGCATGCCGGATGAGCCTCGCCCCATTTTGTAGGGCAAGCTCTCGCGGTCGAAGAAGAACTCGAGGTCGAGGTTCTCGGTGATCTCCTGGAAGATATTGTCGGTCATACACGACCCATGACTTTGGTGAGGAACTTGAGCTTTTCGCGGTCCTGTCGGATGAGCAGCGAGAAGCCGTCCTCGGTGTTGCGGGATGCGACCCAGGTCAGACGTGCTTCGCCTGACTTTTTCTCGGCGTCGGTCGCGTTGATGGCGATGACCACGTCGGCCGTTCTGATCTTGTTGAAGTCTTCGGCAACGTCGGTCATTTTGGCCGTGTGCGCTGCGGCGCCGGCGCGGTTCGTCTGAGTGGCCGACAAGAGCGCCAGGTCTTCTTCGAAGGCGATCGCGCGGAGATCGATGTAGATCGAGCGCAGGTTGTCGATCTGGTTGTCGGAGCGATACTCAGCGGCCATGATGTCCGCGTAGTCGACAGAGAGCAGGTCGAGGATGATGCCTTCAGAGCGCCACTTCTCAAGGATGCGCTTGATCTGCGATGGTTTCAGGGTGCCGGACGCGAAGTCGCGCAGGATCAGATGGCCGGCCTTGGCTTCAGCGGCCTTGATGCGAGCCTTGACGGTCTGCGGGTCATCTTTCAGCAGGCGCATGGCCGTGTCTGAGACGTTGGCGTCGAGACGGTCGGCGATGATGGCCTTCGACACTTCGAGCGACAGATAGGCCGTGTTCATGCCAAGGAGCGATGCGTTCTTGGTGAACTCCCCGAGCCCGAGGGACTTGCCGGCCTTCGCAGCGCCCATCAGCAGCGACATTTCGCGACGGCCCCAACCACCGTGATAGAGATTGGCGTCGATCTCGGCATAGCCGGTCGAGATGCCGCGCTTGACGATCTTGCCGGCCTTCCAGTCTTCGCGAACCTGTGTGCGAGCCTCGATCTCTCCGAAGTAGTGATAGTCGCCTTCATCCGTCGTCACGCCGACGTTGAGCGCTGCCTTCTGAAGCTTCTCGATACCGGCGAAGTCACCACGCTGAAGCAACTCGACGCTCTTCAGGATCGCCTGCTCCATTGCTGTGAACTTGGCGAAGTCTGAAACCTTCTCGGCGACATAGGACGAGTTCGACAGGTCAGTGCGCACCGCATCCTTGATGGCGATCTTGATCTCGGCCAGGCTGTCGTCGCGGATGCGCTTCTTGGCCTTCTCGTCTTTCAGGATCTGGGTGAGGATGCGCAGGTCAGGCACCGACTTGTGGACCTGCAGGTGGTTCTTGATCAGGTTGACAAGCTGGCCGTGGGCGTCGTTTGCGAAATAGGCCGGGTCGATCAGATCCTTTGTGCGGTTGGCAAACTGCGTGTCGCGCATGAACAGCGCCAGGGTCTTCTTCTGAAAGCCTTCGTCAAAGTCCCACTTCGGCGCTTCGGAGTCCGCGACTTCCTCGTCGTGATCTTCTGCAATTGCTGCTGCGGCCTGGGACATCATGTTACCTTTCGAAGTCAATCAATATTTACTGACTGATAGTGAGCTAAAAAACGCGCTATCTGCCCTCTATTGAGCTTCTTAACTCAGTAGAGAATAGCGCTTACTGCATGGGATGCTATTGGATATGTCTGTGGATCAGCTCAAGATGATGAGGCTCGAAACGAGCCTCGACCTTATCGAGCGGCAGCCGGTTCTGATTGATGAACTGGGCCAGCACATACCAGGGATTTCCCCTGAGCTGCGCCTGTTTGAACAGCCATTCGTGATAGTCGTTCTGATGGGCAATGTCGTCGTAGTTTTCGATCATGTAGGCCGGCTCGTCGGATAGATAGAGGCGAGCACCCTGCATTTCTTCCCACTTGGCGACGGCCTTCTCGACGTCCTCCGACTTGTAGAGGTGAGCGGCCTGCGGCAGGTGGTTCTGGCCCCAATAGCGAAGACGAAGCCCCATGACCGTGTGAATATAGGCCTTGTAGGGCATGCCGATCGCATCTGCGACCTGGCGACCGCGCCACATGCCGGAGAAAGTGATCTTGTGCTTGTCTTCGTCGGCTGCAAGACCTGCCCAGATCACTTCGATCGTCGGCACACGAATGAACTGCGAAGCTGCTTTGGAGATTTCGACCGCGAAATACTCGCGATAGACCTCACCAAAGGCCTCGATGTAATGACGGGTCGCCTGAAGCGGCGTCATCATGCGGTAGTCAAACCACTTCGTTCGAAAGAGCTCCGGGTCGATCGCCAGGAGCTTCTTATCGATGAATTTAAAAGCGACCAGATCATCATCAATTGGATCTGGTCGCGGGGTGTCGTCAATTGCTGGCTGCATCCAAAAACCTGTCGAGTCCTTCACGAGCTTCTTCGTCACTCGCTGAATAGTCAGAAATCGATTGGTCTTCATACAATTCGACAATTTTTTGAATGAGACCGTGCCGAACGATGTCTTCGCGGCCAAATTCGACCACGCTGACCTCGCGCAAACGACCGAGCAGATCGATTGCGCGGGCAAGGCCAGAGCGGATGCCGCGGTCGATCTGACGCAGGTCGCCGTTGATGATGAACTTGGCATCTTCGCCGATACGGGTCAGCGCCATCTTAAATTCGGTATCGGTCGCGTTCTGCATTTCATCGAAGATCACCCATGCGCGCTTGAGCGTGCGACCACGCATGAACGCGAGCGGGACCGGAACGATGATCTCGGCCTCGACCAGATACTCGTATTTGGCCTGGCCGAAGGCGTCGTGGAAGGCTTCCTCGAGCGGCACCAGGTATGGGCGGAACTTCTCCTTCAGGTCGCCCGTCAGGAAGCCGAAGCTGCGCTCGACCTCGACGTTCGGACGGCTGACATAGATCTTGTCGATCAGACCGGCTTCGAGAGCCTCGGCTGCGCGCTGAACGGCGAACCAGGTCTTGCCAGTGCCGGCAGGTCCGGTGCCAAAGACGATATCGGAGGAGCGAATAGCGGCGTCATAGCGGCGCTGACCGTCGTTGAGTGCGGTCACGAGGCCTGTCTTGGTCTTTGCGCGGGAGGGTTTGCGACGATTGGCCTGATCTTCCAGAACTGCGGCGAGGAGATTGGCGTGCTGATCGGGCTTGGACCGAGCGCCGCGGCGCTCCTGTCGGCTCGAGGGCTTTGAGGTGCGGTTGGCCTTGGTCATGATAACTCCCGATGTATGCGACTGACATTAGTCTATGTCATCGGGAGCTAGTAAGTAAATATTGATTGATGAGTCTAGTCAGATTTTTGCACCCACCACTTTTCATCGGTGAAGTCGCCCGGCTTCGGCGTCATAGCTTTAAGCACCCATGAAGCCTTGTATTGGGACTCCACCCACGAGGAGCCGAGGACGAACACGAGAAGCATCTGCTGTGGCGTCAACTCCCTGTCCTGGTTCAACGCATCGCGGAAGACCATGCTCGAGGTATCGCCGACAGCGATCTTCAATTGAGCTGCCTGGGCGCGCGCATTGAGATTGATCTGGTCAACCTGCCTGCCCTGCAACGGCACGCGCCCGTAGCCAGGAATGTCGATGGTAGCGCCGGCCTCGATCCGACGATCACGCTCGGCGTTGATCTCAGCATCGGTCGGTTCGGTAACGGGCGTCTCGGAAGGAGGCGCGTCCGGATCGGAGATGCGAGCATAGCCCCAGGTGCCGCTCTTCCACACGATGATGTTGTCTTCAGCCGGCGCGGGCGGTGCGATACGCGTCGAGTTTGCCGGATCGAGGAAGATGCCGGGCTCGAGCGGACTTTCATCCGCTTCGCCAGGACCGAGATATTCCCCAGTAAGTCCGTCGTAATTATAGATTTGCATGTGATCCTCAGTATTTGATGCAGGCGAGAAGAGCGACGTTACGCATGCGGGCTTCGGTGCCACCAGATGCAACGATAGTCAGACCGGTCACATGATTTGCGATAGAGATGCCGGTGCCCGCTGCGTAGATACCGATGCCCGTGCCGACCGCGTTGGTATAGCCGTTGATGTCGTTCGCGGTGCCCTTGATGCTCGTGAACGAAGCACCGCTCGCCGTTCCACTAGAGCCGATGGTCGCGTGTGCGTGGCCCGGATCTGCGACGCCGTGCGCGTGACCCGGATCGCTGATGCTATGGATATGGCCAGGATCAGACGTGCCGTGCGTGTGCGTCAGGTTCTGGCTGTCCTGGTAGGAACCGAGAACGCGGCTCGTGTCGAGACCGCGACCGTCATCGAGACCGCGCGGGACCACGCCGCGCATGTCAGGCACGTTGAACGTCGTCGAGCCGTCGCCTGCGCCATGGGTGGTGCCGATCGCTGCAAAGAGAGCCGCGTAGGTCGTGCGAGAGATGGCAGCGCCATTGGCTTTCATGTAGCCGGTGGGTGCGGTTGCTCTCGCCGTATAGATGACGGTGCCTTCAGGAACGCTCGAGAATGCCGCGAGTGCTGCTTGCACGAAAGCGGTCGTGGCGATCCGGGTGTCGTTGGTGCCGGCCGCAGCCGTCGTTGAATTGGTCGCAAAGGTCGCCGTGCCGCTGATGTCGATCGGCCAGATAGAGTCGTAATTCGCGGCATCGATCTGAACGAGCAGCTTGGTGCCTCCCCAGCCGATCTTGACGGCGTTCGAACCCTGACCGGTTCCGGTGCCCTGCTGGACAGGCGTGAAGCCGAGGCTGTTTTGTTTGCCTGCGAGCTGGTTCGTGATCGTCGTCACGAAATTCGGGTCGTTGCCAAGGGCCGTGGCAAGCTCGTTGATCGTGTCGAGAGCACCAGGCGCACCGTTGATCAGCGCATCGATTGCATTCTTGACGAACGCGGTCGTGGCAATCTGCGTTGTCACCGTCGTTGCGGGTGCTGTCGGTGCAGTCGGAGCTCCTGTCAGAGCCGGCGAGTTCAGTGGAGCCTTCGTTGCGATCGTAGTCTGCAGCGCGTCAACGTTAGCCTGAATACCGTCCAGATCGCCCTGCAGGCCAGTGACGTCCGCGACAGCGTGCTGGTGTGCGATCGGCGCAGCGTAAGCCGCAACGGCCTGGGTGACGCGCTGTGCGGTCCACAGACGTGCGTCCGTGCCTACACCGGCCTGTGCCTCGCTGGCAGCGACCACGTCCAGCTTAATCTGAAGGCTCAGATTGGTTCGGAACTGCGCCGGATCTGTGAAGTCCGAGCCGTTGTTTCCCTTGAGCACATAGTTCTGCGGATTGGCGCCGGCGACAGCATCAGCCGAATCCTTGGCAGCCTGCGCGGATGCGGCGGCAGCAATTTCGGATCCGCTTGCAGCTTGGGCAAAGCCCTGCGCGTTATTGGCCGCATTGACGGCGTCGGTCTTGGCAGTTTCAGCGGTCGTCGTCGCGGCCAGAATTTCGCCCCGTGCCGTGTCGACATCGTTCTTGGCAGTCGTCGCGCTCGTGTCGGCCGATACCGCATCATTCTTGGCCAACTCGGCGCCGGTTTTCGCAGCGATCGCGTCGGTCTTTGCCGTAACGGCGTCATCCTTGGCCTGGCCGGCGACCGTGGCTGCATCGCTCGCGTTCGTCGCTGAGGTAGCAGCGGCGATCTTTGCGGCTTCAGCGTCTGTTGCGGACTGGGCGGCAGCAAGCGCTTTTGCATCGGCGTCGGAAGCCGAGGCTGCGCTATCGGTCTGGGAGCCGGAAGCGGCATCGCGGGCAGCTTCTGCGGCAGTCTTTGCGGTCTGCGATGCCGTCAGCGCGGTCTCCGCAGCGGTCTTTGCAGTTGCGGCGTCGGTCTTCGACTGAGCAGCGTTGGTCTCGGACGTCTTGGCGTTCTGTTCGGACGTCTTCGCATTGGTTTCAGAGGTTACCGCGGCGTTCTTCGAGGCCAGGGCAGCCGCTGCAGATGCGGCAGCGTCCGTCGCCGACCCTGCAGCGGCCGTCGCCTTGTCGATCGAGGTCTGCGTCGAATTCGCGACATTCGTCTCGCTGGTCTTCGCGTTGGTCTCGGATGTTTTGGCGTTGGTTTCCGAGGTCTTCGCGTTGGTCTCGGATGTTTTTGCGGCAATCTGGCTCGCGCCGGCAGCCGTTGCGGAAGCAGCAGCGTCCGTCTTCGATTGAGCAGCGTCATCTCGGGCAGAGAGCGCCGTCGTGGTCGCAGCGTCAACACTCGTCTTCAGGGTGATAACGTCGCCCTTGAGCGTCTGTGTGTCACTCTTGGCCGTTTGCGCAGCAGTCGCACTGGTGCTGGCCGCTTGAGCCGACGCTTGAGCATTGTCCTCCGATGTCTTTGCAGCAACGCCGGCAGCGCCCGCGGCATCCGACAGGGCCTGGGTCTGGTCACGCAGCGCAGTCATGGTCGGCGTGATATCACCCTGCTCGCCCTTTGGACCAACGGCATAGGCGACGATTTGCGGCGCGGCTTCGGCGCCGGAATAGATCTCGATGACACCTTCGTCGCCCGAGATTTCGAGGATCGTGGTGATGGTCGGGAATTCGACCTCGACGTCACCCGCTTCAATGATGATCTGATCCATGATTAGATACCTCGCGTGATGGCGCGACGGACGGGAACGGCGAGCAGGAAGCCGAGGTGCTGCTTGAGACCTCCGTCATTGCGGACCACGTCGAGGTAGGCTGTGCGGTCGGGCCAGTCGGCCGTCATCGTGCCCGGAATGCGGATCTGTAGGATCTTGTCGGTGATCCGAGTGATGTTGGCATTGGCCGTTGAGATCGTGCAGAGCACGTCATCCGCATTCGGATCTTTGCGGACCTGGGCGATGAACGTCGCGCCCACTGGGAACGTCACAGGCGAGTTCGCGAAGCTCAACTGGATTGCCCAGTCGTAGCCTGCCGTGATGATTTGACCCTTGAACTTCTGCAGCATCGAATTTCCTTCCTGATCGAGGGTCAATTATCCCTTGTCATGTGCAGTCAGTCAATATTGATTGACCATATCAGGCACGCCACGCGCCATTCTGGTAGGTCACGAGCGTGCGCTTGCCGTTCTTGTATTGGACCGTGTCAGTGACGGTCCAGCCAGACGGACCCTTGTTGTATCCCTGCTGCAGGTTCTTGACGCCCGATACATAGATTTCGTCGAGGATCTCGGACGAATGCTTGTCGCCGATATTCATCGGTCGGCCGAGCGCTGCATAGCCGGCGACCGTTCCTCGAGCACCATTGGCGCCACGGAAGCCGTGATGGCCACACTCGACGCCGTTGATGACGTGGCTCTGACCATCGTGAATCCACATGACGCCGTCCACATTGATGTCGTTCTTGTCGGCGATCCACCTGACCGCATATTCGAGCAGCGAGAAGGAGCGCGGTTTGCGGCCGGCGTCGAGTTCGTGAGCGACCTCTTCGCGCCAGGTGAGATAGGCGTCCTCGAGCTGCAGGCCGAAGCGGACATTGATGCCGTCATTGCGATAGCGCCCTTCCCTCACATAGCGCTCAAGAGCGATATCGTGGTTGGATTCGATCACGGTGATATGGGTAAACTCGCTCATCTCCTCGAGCAGCTTTGCAACGCCCAGCACTTCGTCAGCCACGCTCTCGCGGTTACGCACGGCGACTTCGTAGCTCATGGCATTGTCGTGGACGTTGTGATGGTTGCGCCGATAGTTGTCGAAGATGTCATGGACGAGAAAGCGCTTCGGGTTGAGCGTGCGCACCAGGCTCGTTGAGGCCCGGAAGGTTGCGTCGTAGTTCTTTTTGTCTTCCTTGTCGTTGTGAAAGTCGCCACCGACGACCAGGTCAACGCTCTCCTCATCGATATCGACGACGCCGTCTTTGACGAAGAACTCGAGGTCGTAGAAGGAGCCGTCGGTGTCAGCGAGCAGATGACGGCAGAAGGGATCTCCGGCCTGGTTGAATTCGACGATGACAGCGCCGAGCTTGTGATAGCTGAGCGCCTTGATGCCTGCCTTGCGCGGAATGATCTTCGGACGCGTGACCATGCCCGTGGTCATGACCTGGTGCGCCTGCTTCGTGGGATCGAGCGTCGGCACGGACTTGAGCTGGATCTTCGCATGCGGGAAGATGGTCCACTTGCCGCGCGAATAGGTCGTAAGATCGCCGATCGGACGGTTCGCGGTCGGCAGCATGTTCATTTCGCCGGCAAAGACGAAGTTGTCGCCGATCTGCATCTGGCCGAAGCAGAGGAATTCCTGGATCTCAGCCGCATAGGAGCGCACAGCCGGGTTGTTCTCGCTCCACCACTGCGTCTCATAGGTGCCTGGACCGATGACAATGTCGGCGTCGAGGAAGTTGGCGTAGGCCTGAAGGTTGAGCCAGAAATCGGGATCAACTGGGCTGTCGTTCTGGGCGCCGGTGAGCAGGAACTTGCGTCCGCGTGGATCCTCGACACCCTCGACCTTGAGAAGGCCTGTCAGCCAGGTGCGCGGCACGCCTTCGGTCTTGTCACGATCGCCCGAGGTCCGGTTGTATCTACTCGACAGCGAGCCCTCGACCATGACGACATCAGGATTG